ATGTATTCCAGACCTTAATATTCCCTTTGAGGTTGATGTAGAATTAGGTCAAAACTGGGGAGAAGTTGGTTAAACCTAGGTTTTTTAAACACAGAACAAATTACTTATTCTTAGGATGTAATCATACACGGACACTTTGTTTCGCCTCTCTGTGAGCTTCTGAGAGCCTAGTTTTTTTGAAATCATAGCAAAAAAGCCTATAAACAATGTCTATAAGCTTTTTTGTGTTTTCTAAATAATCAACTTAAAGGAGTGCCACATGAGTAATCATGTAAACACAAGTTAAGTTTATATTATTAAAATAAAAGAATCAAGTATTTTCTATCTTACATACGTTTCGGCACGGGTTTACAATATGCAAGAATTTTGCCTGTTTTACCTTCTTTTAACGGAATGTTGGGTTGTTCTGTTAATCTTTCTGCAAAGTATAGACATCTATTTAAATCTTTAAATCTTTGTGTTTGATTTACAATGTTTTCGTCTATCATAAAGATTAATAAAAACTCTATCATCTATCAACTTTTAGTTCCTATGCTTTTCCAATCATTTCCAAAACTTATAACACATGCACTATTATAACTAGGATGATACTCCATAATAGTATAAGTTTTTGTTTTTATGTTAACAAACAATTGAATTGGTATATGAGCAGGAACTACTGAAAGACCTTCTTTATTACGAACCTTAGTGCTTTGAATACCAGTAAAAATAGGTATTTCGCCTTTATCTTTTACTGCTTGTAAAGCTATTTCTTTTTGTTCACACATAACTGGTTTTTCGTTCCATGTGCCAGCGAAACTTGAGTTTAATAAAAAAATTATTATCCACAGAGAAAAAAATAAAAGTGCTATTTTATCATAAATATCAATTTTCTTGTTTGGTCTTCCAAAAATATTCATCTGTATCTCCCAGTCTAAACTTTTGACCATTCTCGACTTGATACTCCATTGTGCTGACTTTAAAATCTGGTTGCAAAGGTTTGTCTGGAGTTAGAGAATTATCATAAACACGCATTCTATTGTTTGGATACAAACAAAATTGACCATTATCTAATTCTAATAAATTATGTGACTTGTGTTCTGCTGGTTTTTCACTGGTTGAATAATCTACAGTGTTTATATCCTCGTGGTAATTGTCTATTGTAGAAATGTAAGATCCTTTTATTAATCCATGATCTCTGGTAAATACTTCAAAGTCCATAGAAGCTATAAAGTTTTTAGTGATAGACACCACACCATAGTCCATACAATTCCAAAACTGAAGATTGTATAAATCCATATCTGGATTCGGGGTAGTTGGTTTAGAAACAAATGCAGAAATAGGTAACTTATCATAAAGAGCACCATAATCGGGAAGATAAGTTTCCAAATAAAAAGCTCTGCCAGGGATAGATTTTGCGGTAATCCAAACACCTTTAACAAATTCTCCATAACCATCCTCATGATCTCTTAAATATTCTTTTCTAACCCAAACATCAATTGAAGGTAAATTACAAATTAAAGTAGACATTATGAAGTGCTGAATTTTTTACTAGCATCTTTATTTCTTGGATAGGATCTATTCTTTGATGCTGATACAACTTTTAATTTACTCTTTTTATTTAACGCATTACCACCGACATGATGGACATCTTTACCATCACCTTTTTTAACTTTGCCAAGCTTCATCATTTTTCTTCTAGCAGCGTTACGATTGACTCTTTTTTTTCTGCGAGATTTAGATTCTATCGCATATTCTCTTTGATAATTTCTCGTGTATCCCATTAGTGTAGCATTTCCTTTGGTATTTTTCCTATTTGAACTATTGGCTCTGAACTAAAATCATCTTGATAATCACCAAAAAAATCAAACCTTCTTGTTATTGTTTCTCTAACAAGCATGTTATCTTTTATTTTAAATGTCGTAAATTGTTGCATTAAAACTTCTTTACCATGGTCTTTTTCAACTGCTTGTTTTAATGGACCTTCTTTCATACAATTAACCCTTTTCTATAACCATTCGTTCTATCATAAGTTAAAACATCTTTTCTGTTAGAATCAATATCGATAAAAGAAACATGAACCCATCCAGAACTAGGTTCCCCAGTATAACATTCTAAAATTAATTGATCAAAGTTTAAACTATCTTGAATAAATTTTGCTAGTACAGAATTATCAATTCCTGGTATTTCTATGTCTGCTGCCTCTCCTTTTGCATGTTGACTGGTAGATTTCGAACCAATCGCTTCACATAGAGCGACACTGCGATACCCAGAATTTATCATAATTGGTTTTTCAAAATGATACCTAATAGATTCTAACACTGATTCACACAAAACTTTCATTTTTTCTATGTGTTCTTCACTAGGTGTATTATCTATTCCTTTTCTTTCTGCCGTTTGTGATTTGGTAAACTCTGTTAAACTAAAATGTTTTGATAACTTCACTGATTTCTCCTTTGTGCTATTTGCATATTTTTGGCAGCTTCAATTGGGTTACTGCCTAGTAATTCTGGAAATACATTTTTAGTTGTTCCAATTATATCAGAGATGGTCGTACCAGTCATTTGTTTTGTATTAATGTTTCTAGGAGGAGGTGCGACTACTTTTGCAATATTTCTATCTGTTTTAAGAAAAGTTTTTTCATCAGATAAATTTAATTCAGACTGTTGTGCTTCTTCCATAGTTGTAGCTCTTAAAGATTTGCCGTCTAATTCATCAATTATTTTACCTATTTCTAACCTAGGAAATTTTTTCGCCACATTTGGTTCATTTAAAATAATTCTATCATCATAAAAACTTTGTATTATATCTTCAGAAATTTTGTATGGAGAAAACAAACCTTTTGAAATAAACTCAAAATCTTTTTCACTCATTTTTCCTTGTAATTTCATAACTTTATATATTGTAGCTTTGTCCATTCCTAAT